ACGTTATTTCGTGCTGACGCAGCAGTTGCCGAGATTACTGATATTGCATCGAAACAATCGTAATCGCTTCCGGACGAACACCCCATCCAGAAGTGACACGCTGTTCGGCAAGCACGTCGATTGCTCCGCCGGCGAGGGGCACCGGAATTTCTCTCGGCGCCGCCATATCGCAAAGCTGAAGTGTGCAGGCCTCCATCGAAGGAGTCAGCTTCGCAAACTCGTTGGTATTGATTCTGGAGCCTTTGGGCTGCTCGACCTCCGGCATAACGATGATAACCGCGTCGTTACCGCCCGCGCCCTTGCCGATAAGAGTATCGTCATAGGCCCAAGTGATATCGTCATCGTTCATTTCCAAAACATCTTTGAGCAAGCCAGCCGTGGTCGTGCTGCCAGCGCCGACGCGCTGATAGCTGGTGAGCTGCACGATATTCTGATATTCCATGGCACCGAGCGTCCGTTGCGGCCCAACGAATACGAACTTGCGACCAATGCCAAGCTGATTGGTTCTGGTCTTGATTGCCTGAACTTGGGCTATCAAGAAAAACGCCATCTGGCCATTGTCGTAAGTAACGACCGTCGCATTCCCGGCACTGTCTGCCGGGAGATTAACTGCCGTCGCACCACTAGTATTGACCAGACCTTCACCGTTGACGGGGTTGAACCCATACAGCAGACCATTCCGAATGAGTTGGAACGTGGCCTGTCGCATACCGAGACGGTGCGCGTCAACAATACTAAGACCCCATCTCGCCATTGCCGCAGTGTCGTGGTGATCATACTCCGCACGAACCCGCAGGAGGTACGTTGGCGCACTGATTTGCGAGAGTGCGAAGTTGACACCCGGCAACTGGTTGTAAGCAGACTGACCAGCAGCCATGCGAGTACGAAGATCGACACGCTTGATGTAAGCGTACAGGTCACCATCAGCTAAACGAATGAGTGGTGCCCCAGACGCCAGCAATTCAAACGCGCCAGAAGCTTGAGAATACGGCATCAAAGTATCAGGCATCATGTAAGAGGGATGGACCTGAACGAATGCCGGAGCAATCGAAGCCATGTTTTCACTCCTTTGCTATGTATATCAGGCCAGAGTTGGCCCCGGCCTCTTCAGGTGAAGATTACAGCAGACAGACTGCTGCTGCTCCGTTATAGTTCCACGTAACGAATCCGGTACTAGAAGTATAGACCGGAACCATGCAACGTGTCGCCTTGACCGCCAGGATTCTAACGTTCAATGCAGTGGTGGCGAAGGCAATAATCCTCTGGTTGGTGAAGTCCCAGGAGACCTGTTGGGTAATCAACCCACCTTCCAGAGAGATAAGGGTAGGATCGATTGCCAGCGCAACACGAGCACCAGAACCGAGCCGGTAGAAATTCACCAACATCCCGGGACTTACCGCCGGACAAGGAGATTGTGGTGAATTTATCGCAGCGTAGTTCTGGTCAAAAACACTGAACCCGGTGAGATGTGGATAATCGGCCGCACGAGCGATAATACCACCCAACGACACGTCAGTCTTGAAAGGTGGACCTGCCGATTGTTCCTGCGGAATGTTTTCCGCAATTCCCACCCCACCAAACATGGGGAGAGTTTCTGTCGTTGCGAGCCATCCACCAGAAAGCGCGAAGCGTGCTGCCGGATCGGGATAGGCTGTGCCAACAATGAGCCCATCGGACTCGATGCTGAACATTCCAGGCGCATTGGTCTGGATAACAGGGTTGAGCGTTAACATCTAGTTAACTCCTTCCTAAATGAGCGGTTACTGAGACGCCATGGTACGGAAGGAAGCAACCCTCCGGCCAGGACGACCCATACCCTTGACGAACGATTCCTTACCATAGAACACAATGGAACGAACGCCGGTTTGTGGGTCGATCTTGGTGACTTCGCGCAACTCTCCTGCTTCCAGGTCCACAGGATTTGCGGCAGCACCAGCCGCATCGGAATAGACTTGGGATTCAGCAACCGCGAAGGCCTCATCATCCAATTTGGAAAACTTAATGCTCTTCCAAGTTGGGGAATGAGACTTCAGCTTTGTCGCCAGGCGCCGACGATAATCACCAAGGGCTTCACCCTCCAAGGGCCGTGGGGCACGAGTCCCGAAGCCGGAGAACACCGCATCCGCTCTCGCCTGCGCATCCGCAAAAGCGGCATGTTCTTCATCAGACTTGGGTTTTAGCAATGCCTCCAGACGCGCGATGGTAGAGGCTTGATCTTTGATCATGCCCCTAAGTTCCGCCGTAGCATCGTCTTTCACGGCGTCGTCTTTCTTGTCGTCATCGTCATCGTCATCGTCCTTGGCGTCGTCGTCCTTCTTGTCGTCGTCATCGTCGGACTTGGCTTTATCAGCTTTCTTCTTAAACTGCGGAGGCAAGGCATCTCCCCTACCACCTCTACCATGAGGTTGCCCAGGCACGGAATCATCCTTTTCCTTGCCATGCTTGATCTCAAGCTCCCCATCATCGCCCTTCTTCACCGGGGGCGGAGGGACTGCTGCATCAGCCGCCTTAGCTCCCTTCGCATCATCCTTGATTTTAGTTTTGGGAGCTGTGATCGCATCGTCACCCTTCTTGGATCCCTTGTCATCGTCGTCGTCGTCGGACTTAGACGACGAAACTTTGTCACCGCGAGCCGACTTCTTATCGTCATCATCGTCTCCTTTGATGATCTTCTTCTCCCCCACCTCAAGAGCGTCCATCCGCTTGGTGAGAGCATCCATCTTCGAAATCGCGTCGGCCAACATCGTGTCGACGCTCACTGCATCTGCTGCCATGGGATTCCTCCTGTATTAGCAGCTTCGGTTTGCGCGACATCGCGCGGCTAACGAATCATCAGGTCTCGTCGAGCCATAAATTTGTCGAGTCTTTCGGCAAATCTACTCATGTTATCGGCCAATCCGACTAAACCTGGAGGGATTCCTTGCATTGGAGGAGCAGGAACATCACTAACTCCCTGCGGAGGCAACGAAGGTGCCGGTAGTTCACCAGGACCTTCTCCATCCAATTTAGCTGTCACGACCTTTTCTCTTGCTTCACCTGTTTCCTCGGAATCAATCCTGATACCAGAAGCATCCCCGCCTTTATCCCAAACACCCTTTTCACATATTGCTAAGTGATCCACAAAACTCGGCTTACCTTCAACTAGAAGATTGCTACCATCTTCCATTTCGATATTGTAATTGACTTTGGTGTCCCGAAACACTACACTTGGAGAAGTTGATAATTGCATATTGGTGACTGCATTTATCGCGAGTTTATCGTAAATCTTAGCTACTCCCCAAACCTCATCTCCCTTAACATAGGGAACAAACATAGTTCCAACTACTCGTTTGGAAAATTCATCGGAGTTAAGAATCTGGGTAACAGGATGGTCCAAAATAATGGGAATACCACTACAACGGCGCAGAAACTCAGGAGTAAGATATACAGTGTCACGGCGATAAACCCATTCGTTTAATTTTGGGCGATAACTGAACCCGGTACCACTAATCCGCATATCAACCAAACAAACATTTTCAACAAATTGTGGAGAAGTAAGTTCTTGATCTCGAATTGCTTCTGCAATTTCTAACTCGTTCATCCCCTTCATTTTACGCAAAGCAATATCACAACCAGGATGCAAATTTAGACTATAAGCATGATCTGGGCTTATCCATACGTGTGCATCATGCTCATGATTAAGTTTTGGAACAAACTCATCAGGACAGTTATGCATAAAAGTAGAAAAATCAACTCCATCTTTAATCCTACGGCTAAGAAGCGGACCAACATGACCAGCATTATATGCAACTTCTTCTAAGCATTCACGTATTGCACATCCTTCTATGGTCTCCCCCTCTTTTTGCACGCCGCCGGGGAAGGCCCATCCTAACCCATCAGTGCGGCGGCAGAGTAAGATACGACCATTTTGTGATTTGAATAAGATGCCAGCAGCGACAGTTGTCATCCCACTTCCTTTGGATGAACATTGCTTGGCTGCATATTATCTTTCTTTTTGGGCTTCACTTTTATCGGCTGTCTCTGTGCTTTCCGACCTTCAAAAGCATCCATACGCGTGAGTAATGCATCACATTCTGCAACTAATTTCTTAACAGGTTCTGCCTGAGCAGAAGTAAATCCCATGTGCTGGAAATCATCTTCATATGCAGTATCTACTCCAGTAAGCTTGCCAGCGTTCTTACTAGCGTAGAAAACTTCCTTCCCTCTTTTCTCCCCATATTGGGACTTCATAGAGGCCATTATTTTCTCGCCCTTCTCGGTCAATGGCATTTGATTACTCCGAGAAAAGCGGGGTCGTGGACCGGGCCAAGGAACACGACCCCCTCAGCTACACAACGACAGATCCTCGCTGTGTTGCGTTACTTCTTAGATGGCGTCGGGACCGGCACGTTCGGGACGCCAACCACGACCCAACCAGTATTCTCCGTCCAACCCACATACCAGTCGATCAGCCGCTGACGATCGGGTGGAGTTTCGGGTGGAACCACGATTGGATGTGCCGGAACACCCGGCTTCGGCCAAATCTCCGGTGGGATCGGAATGACAATCGGATGTGCCGGAACACCCGGCTTCGGCCAAATGCTGGGAGGAATCGGTGGCAGCACAATCGGATGCTCCGGGTGACCCGGATCAATGGCAATCGGCGGGCCACCGTCCGGCGGCTCGGGCCAAATGATCGGAGGTATCGGATGCGACACCGAAGGCGGCGGACCACCGGGCGCGATAGGATGGGCTGGATATCCCGGTCCCGGCCAGATCACAACAGGAGGCTCACCCGGCTCAGTCGGTGGTAGCACAATCGGATGAGCCGGAAAACCAGGGCTAGGCCAGATGCCAGGAGGCAGTCCACCAGGGGCGATTGGATGTGCAGGATAACCGGGTCCGGGCCAGATTCCAACATCCGGCGGCCAAACTCCAGGAGGAGGACCACCGGGCGCAATCGGATGAGTTGGTTCACCTCCAGTTTGGACCGGGACGATGTAGGCAAGAAAACCGTTCATTCGAGACTCCTATTTGTGAAAGATTTCGGTTGCTTTCGCCCCATACTCTAGTAATTCAGTCCTTTAGGGCACTTAAACTGTACCACGTTAGGTTTAGTGAAGGCAACTTCCTCACCTTTTTCTATTCTTTCTCTGTTTTAAGTAGTTTAGAGTGATTTCTTCCCAACTTTCTTCTTGTTCTTCAACATTTGATAACTTTTTTGCCAAAGAAACTAGATCTCGTTCAGAAACCTTGTATCTTAATCGTAAATACCTCAAAGATTTCGCTATTTCACTGTTGAGAGGCATTCTTCAAATGTTCTAATAGTCGGACCACGCCTTTTTCACCAGAATCAGCACGAGACATCTTCACTTTTGGAATTTCAGGGCGAGGGTCATCTTCTTCCATACCAGCTTGTTGTTGTTCTTCCTTACTTTTTTGGTCTTTCTTGAGTTGTTTTAACAGAGCCTTATAGTCTAAGCTCAATGGGCTGGAATACAGGAGCTTATTGTTCGTAATAGCATCAGCAATCCATTGAATCAAGCGCGCCTTGTTCTCCGGATCGAACGAAAACTCCAAAATCTGGTAGATACTGATCGCAGCTTTCATCTTTGTGTCGTCAACCTTGACTTGGTCGGAGTCAGGTTCACGCAAATACGATGGCCAAAGGGCTTGATAGCTGTTCGACCAATCATAAAATGCTTCTTTATATCCAACATTCGCGTATAATTCAGGAAATTTCCTCTTCAACATCTTAAAGAAGTCTTCATTCCAAGCCCGGTGCATCACAACACGATCTAAAAACCGATAAACTGGATCCATAGTCTCTCGGAGTCGGTCCATATATCGCGCTACAGCTTTCGCATCCTCCGATCCTTCTCCAAACCCTTCAGCAAACGACTCTTGGGTAAGAAGCTTCACCGGCATATCAACCGCATTTGCGATATTTTCAAGAATATTTCGCCTTGCAAGTACATGAGGACCTTCCAAATTCTGCATATTAAGAGATTCAATGTCTTCATCAGGTGTAATATTGATTACGTTTCCTGTTTCTGCCTCTTTTATGATAGCGCGCTTGAACGCCATCGCCCAAGCCATGATATTATCGACGAAATTGCCGGGTTGTTTCGTCTTCGCTACAAGAACTCCAACTTTTGTTTCCACCAAGTCGTCAGCAATTAGACTTTTGATATAAGATTTTAGAGGATAAAATGCCCGCTGATATGCACTGCGACCGACGAATCCAAATGCTGACGTTGTGTAACCGAGATATATCGGTTTCTCATTTGTTACGGTCACAGTTCGAGAAGGATGGTACGCCAGACCACTAACTGCAACTTGAGTATGCTTCAAAAAATCCATTGCGTTAGGATTTTGATTAAGAACTAGACTGCCCGCCGTGTTGAGAGGATCAAGAATGTTGAAGCTAATGTTAAGCTCAGGCAAATCCCAATAATCGATCGGTGCATTGCTCTTTACTCCATCGACAAGTAACGCGATAGAAGCGATACCGTATATACGACTAAGAGTAAGTAGATTGTGAACAAGAAAATCCCCACCAAGGCTTTTCCATTCTTCATTAAAAACGTCAACGCAATGTTCACCTGGACTATCCGGAACTTTGATGTTCCGCTTCTGAGACATTGCAAGGCTGACTGGTCCTTCAGTTATCCGTGCGCCTAAAGGATGATAGAGGTAGATTTCCTTACAAGTCTGATAACTCACTACGTCTCCCGGAACAATATCCGGAGCTACCAATAACTCCTGAAGAGCATTACCAGGAGTGGTATCAATTCGACCAGAAGGAATTGCGGTCATTTACGCTGTCACAGTAAGAGAAATCCCAGTGGGACAACTCGCAACATAAAGACCACTTGCAAATGCCTGCGAACCAGTAAACAAGTTTCTAGGAAAAGCCGGAGCAGTCGTCCCCGGTGTTAGAGCAACTCCTGGTTTCGGTTCAAACAAAAAAGACAATGCAGATATAGTCGCTGCAAACAAAGAACGACCCCCTGGTCCATCTGTAATGCGAACTTGAGTATCTTTATCCGTAATAGTCGGTACCGCAGCAACGGTCATAGCAGTCATCGTCCCGGCTGCTGCCACAAGTGATGTTCCAACATGGGTACTGTCAACAGTATAAGCGACCATCTAGTATCCTTCCCAATTACCCAACGCGATCGCTACACCATAAGTAAAGGCATCGAGAAGATCATCAGCACGGTCCTCAATATCACCTACACGGAAACCAAGAACTTGCCCTAAAAGATGATTCTTGGCTACTTGCTTATAAGTGATGATTCTATCAAAAGCAGTTTCTAAAATCTTAACCTTCTTTTGAAAAACGTAGCCGGAAGCATTGATGGCTCGTTCTGCCTTACCGAGTTGCGTCAATTTCTGAGGCAACTCATTCACAAGCAAATTACGACGACGGGCCTGTTGCAGAAGAATTGAACCAGAAGCTTTATCTTCGATGAAACAACCACGAGACCCTAATCGTGCTCCACACTTCTCTGCATACTCATCTAAATTACGATATGCAACCGGAAGCCACATTTCCAGCATAGAACCCTCTAGCTGGAAGTATTCGTAATCTACAACCTTGAGCCACTTTTGATCACCCAAAGACTCATAAGCCCAATAGACAATACCAGTCCCATCATTTTCCTTACCAGTTTTGACAGCAGTATCAATCGTTGCAAATACATACATACAGCGTTGAGGGAATGGCTCTGGTTTTCCTTCGGATAATAAGTTATCCAAACTAAAGAATGCTTGTCCTGCCCAATCAACAAACTCAGCTAAATATTCTTGGGCGTAGACGAGGGGGTGGTTGTCGCGCTCAAGCTTCTCGAGTTCGTCGGCTGGGAGGAACGGATTGTTATGTGACGGGGCATGATATTCTTTGAATCCGTACTCTGGCAGATTGCAGATGCGCCAGAAAAGATTATCCTCGTTGATCCCATTAGTATTTGATGCAATGATGGCCGCTCCTCGAAAATCCAGAAGGGTCGGTCGGATGGCCTTCTCCCATACTGCAATCGCATTAGGTTTGGTGAAGGCGGCTTCATCAATAATCACCAAATGGTAATGCCGGGATCGGCCTGCCTTCTCGTCTTCCAGAGTCCATATTTCAATGCGACCGCCAGATGTTGTACGAATCAGTCCCAGGTTACGTGAAGAAGAGCGAACAGCCGGGTCTAGAGTAACTTCATTTTCGCTATAAGCCTCCGATGCATAGCGATAATTCGGTACGAACCATCCAACATCTGCTCCCTTTGCAGCAAAGTCGCAAGCGATTGTTTTTAAGAAACTGGTCTTGCCCCATCGTCTTCCACAACGCAAAGCCCTGAAACGGGCGGGCATTTGGAAGGCTTCTACCTGTCCCGGATGAAGACGAGGAAGTCTAACTAAGCTTTCCTCAGATGGAATCTTTACTGGTACATTCATACTTGTAATCTACAAATCCTTGTGGCACAATACTATTAGTGGTGATACAAAGGATACGGAAAATGGTAATGCTCATCGTAGGAATGATCCTGTTCTTCTTCGGTGCAATCGGATTCACCATAGGAACATGGGTCTGGAGTTTCAGCTATCTGATCAACCTTAAGTTCATCAGAGCCGGGTTCTTGTTCTGTGCCGGATGCTCGTCGTTCTTCGTCTGGGACTTTGTCTTTTGGAATGGCATACATTCGCCCGATGCAAGGACCGTGTTTCAGTTCTACCACCTGGTCATGTTCTTCTGTGTGATCGCAACCGTGCTCATATGTCCGTGGTTCTACCTGAAGCGTCGTCGCTCGTTCACGCCAGCGGGGACAATGCCACAAGACGCAGCTAATATCATTCCCTTCGTCAAGGCAACAAGGGACGAGCGGGAGCGGGTAATGCGAATACAAGGTCATTGCTGCGCGAACCCTTACTGCAACATGGACTTACGCCAGAGCACACCTCATTGGGACCACATCAAGCCGCGTAGTAGAGGCGGAACGGACAGTGTTCATAATATGCAGTGGTTATGTGACACGTGCAATCTGAATAAGAAGGATATGGAATGGCCTGAGTTCCTATTTCGGTATGCAAATGATATGGGCATGGACCCGAACAAAAATCAAAGGCCATGGCAGAAGTGGGTGATGACCAGAGCAACGAATGGATTACAATGTCACGGCTGACCACTTCCATTAGTCTTCTTCTGGGCACCTTCTTCACGAGGCATTATGATATCAGTCCCAGGCAAATCCGGTAGCCCACCTTCTATTCGTATAACAAGTCCACCAGTGATATCTTGCGCGACCTGCGCTAGACGTGGATGCATATACACAGCGACTTTCGCCGCTGCATCCATCCGCACGGATATGGGCAGGCGAGTATCTTGCATAATCGCAAGCAAGAATTCCTTGGGTTCACTGGCTTTATCATATTCGTGTTCAGGCCCGAGGATCTCGCCGTCAACTTCTTTGGGCATGTTGGAACGAGGGGCGATCGGCCTACAGACCTCCAGAACAAGGTGGAAGCCGATGATTCACGAGACGTGGCTCAAAGCACTGCGTCCGTTGGGACAAGGGACCTACCACAGCTTGCGGTTAGAAGCAAGCACAAAATACAATGGAGATTCTTATGACTAAAAAAATCGTCCACTTTAATTGGGGCGCGTGCGGAGATTGGATGCTAGTTCGCTCCAAACTCAAGTTTCTGAACGTAACTCTATACGGAAACTTTTGTGATGCAAAGTGTGATATAGAAAAAACCAAGCGTAAGATTGAGGATATGGGATACAAGATCACTGTGGAAGAAAACCCGTTATTATTCCGTTTAGCAGACAAAGAACAACCGATTACTGCGAAAGATCCTCGCCCTACTCGTGGAAACCCTCGTACTCACTATTTTCGATGAGCTTGTACAAAAAATACGCATTGTGTTCGGCTGTTCAGGCGCTTACAATGTTTACAAGCCCGGTACAACGATACCGGGTTTCAACAATCAAAGGAGGGTCCATGAAGAAGTAATAAGGTCGACTATCACCTATCCCCCAGAGTAATGTGCAACAGAAAAGGAGTTTGAGCACATGAAAAGGTTCATGCTGGCGAGCACCATGCTTTTGGGACTCGCTGTTATGCCTGCAAAGGCAGACGTTATCCTCGACCCGCATCTAAGCGGCACAGGCGATAACGTGGTCTTCGACTCTGTCAGCGGCAATGTCGCGTTTGGCAGTTTCAACGGCCAACATTCCGGTTTCGCTCAATTCACCGACCTGTCGGGGAATTCTAGCTTCACCGGCGCTGCCAACGGCAACGACATCAAGATCAGCAACACGAGCGATCTTCAAATCGTTGTTTTCGGCACTGACAAGACCACCGTACTTGGTACCGCGACCGATGTCTTTTCACTTATAGGCAACGGCGTTGTGACTGCGTCGGTAGTCGCCACGGACGGCACCTTCAGCTTCAATCTGGGCACGATCAACGGCGCACAGTCGGGGTTCACGCTCAGTGCGATCAATGGTGAGGTCATCTCGAAGGTCACGCTGAACGATGTTGGTGGCGTAATCACCGACTTCGAGCATTACCGGATCGACGTTGCGTCGGTTCCTGGTCCAGTCATCGGTGCAGGTCTGCCAGGACTTGCTGGTGGTCTCCTGCTACTTCTCGGCAAGGCCCGCCAGAGACGTTTCTGGTGGAAGCGGACAGCCTGAGCTAAGTCTTCCGTAACAAATAAGGCCACTGCGACCATCCCGGCCGCAGTGGAACTTTACCCAAAAATGGGGAATGTACATGCGAAAGCTTGTACTCGCTATCGCTGCACTGCTCGCCTCAACAGCGATCAGTAATGCAGTAATCATCAGAGACCTCGGCGTCGATCCAACCTCCTCAGGTGGAGCATTCGCTAACAGCGTAGGAGGTACGACGTTTAGTGATCAATACACGTTTAGCCTCGACCATACGATGACGTTAACCATCGCGTCGGTCACGAACGTGTTCCCAACCCCGAGCGACTTTATCGCCAACTTCTCGGCTGAAGTCGTCTCTGGTACTCCGTTAATGCCCGGTTCAGTTGTACTTGGACCGGATGCAGCAGTACAGGGATGTGGTATGATCACCCTGTGTCAGACCATCGCCGGATCGGCGGTGCTTGCCGCTGGAGCTTACTTCCTCGACATCACCGGGACTGGTGGTGGAACCGCCGGATATGGCGGCAACATCGCTACGTTCGCGGTGCCAGGACCGATCGTCGGAGCAGGCTTGCCGGGACTTCTGGCAGCGTTCGGCTTCGGCGGCTGGCAGTGGAAGCGTCGGCGTCGCACGGCGTAACTCGCTGGTTGACAACACGACCCGCCGCGTCCGCGCGGCGGGTTCTTTTGGGAGGGCAGAATGAGAATTCCACTACCACGAATGCCACGTTGGTTCGATCGGTTTCTCGATTGGGCCAACATGAACTTTGGACCTAAGCTGTGGAAATTCCAGCCACGCCGATTAGACTTGTTCATAGTTGTCTGGGCAGTAATCGCATCAGTTGTTGATGGTTTGTACTTTCATCCCTGGGCCTACGCATTGATTATGGAACCATTGTTTGTGACCCTTGGTCTTATGACCGCCATATGGTTCGTAAGAAAATCCTAGCTTGCAATCAAGGTTTCTGTAAAGTATAATATACCCACGGCAGAGGTGGGTAATGAATATCAAGGAAGAAAACGCACTGCTCCGGCAGATAGCACAACGGGCCGAGGCCATGTACGCTAGACATGGAATCGAAGTGGCGTGGCAGTTCATAGAATCAGAACTAAAGATAACCCACAGAGATATCTGTGAGTTACGGCTAAAGGAGTTGGCATTGGCTGATGATGGGAACTTTGCCCACGACATAGCCGGGATACATAACAACATCGACATTCTTGATGGGAGTTTTCGCAATGGCTTCTCGCCGCGATACACCGCCTAAGGACATTGACCTCTTTGAAGCAATGGAGGCAATAGGCATCGAAGTCATAGTTGTGGATGAAGGGGGAGTGCACATGGCTACTCGCCCAAGTTCGCGGTGGAATAATGGCCGCAAAAGAAAGAAGATGGTGAAGTGTCCCTGTTGTAAAGGCGAAAAGAAATTGTACGTGTGGCACGATGACGAGGCGACGCCGCGTAAGGAACCGTGTATCCACTGCGAAGCAACAGGGGAAATTGAAATAGATATTATGCGGCAAAATCAAAGGGGGATGGAATAATGCTGAAACCAATCTGTGTTTCATGCGGCACTTTCTTTAAGCCGGTGAAATCTGGCATTCGCGTTCTAGAGCAGATGCCGAAGATACCCCAAGCAGTGCCGGGGATAGTGGCAGCGGACGACTGGCGTCCATACAAGATCTGGCAAGCCGATCTCTACGAATGTCGTAGCTGTGGCAGTCAGGTAGTGAGTGGGTTTGGGGTGAATCCGATAGCGATACAACACATGCCAGACTTTAAGAAGATGTTGGAGGAACACCCACCGGATGTAACAGTCAATGACTGCTAAGGGAGTGGACAATGGGTAGAAGAGGCAAGCTGATGTTCCTGGGGTGGACGGTTCCGAATAAAAATGGATACGTCAACCGGGAGTTGGGCAGGTCTGATTTATTTGATGAGTTGCAAGTCCGCGACGCCATGCAACATGAGGGGGATAAACTCAAAGCTTTCTTAAAGGTAAAGAAGCTTGTTCCTAGATATAGCAGGAGCTAATGATGACATATGATCAAAAGTGTTACGACCTTGCATCACATTTTCTTAGTGATGAAAAAGGTGCAACGGTAATAGATATCCAAAATTTAGCCCAGGCTATTCAATCCGCAATAGAAGACTGGCTAGAAGATTGGGAGGGAAAGAGTGAGAATTCCGTTCCCTAATACTGTTGAGATGGGACGAGTAGCGGATAATCATTACTATAGTGAACGTGGAGATCCCTATGGAGTATTCACGTTACGCTACGGCGAAAATGTTATCCTTGCTGTCATGGCTAATGATGCTGGTAAGGACAGCGGATGGTGGGAGCATGTGTCTGTATCGGCACAGGGGAGAACACCGACCTGGGACGAAATGTGTTGGATAAAGGACCTTTTCTGGCTAGAAGAGGAATGCGTGGTCCAATATCATCCTCCACGTAGCCGGTATGTGAACTGCCATCCGCACACTCTACATCTGTGGCGACCTACGCGCCATAGGGATAGGATGCCGATGCCAGAGTCATGGCTAGTGGGACCAAAGCGATGAAGGCAGTTAACGAAGAATATATTGGCGACGGTCTGTATGTGTCGTTCGATGGATGGAGCATATGGCTCCGTGCTCCACGGACTGGCGGTGATCACTACG